AGAATGCCATCCAAAACCTGTTGGGCGTGTTCTCTGTAAAGAATCCAGACGTGACCGCCCAGATGCTGTCGTCAATACCAGACGCCTCATCAAATACGACCAGCACACCGTCGAAGTTGTGCACTCCAGCATAAGCGTCGGGATTCTCCGCTGACCACAGCCGCCCTTCCACACCCCAGTAGCGTGTGCCTTTCTTAAGATCACGCTCGACCAGTTCCGTGAGCCACTTGGCTGGCATTAATCTAGTCGCTGAGACTTCAAACCAATGGCTGTTAATGGCAGTCGCTAACCACTTGGTAATCTCGGCCCATGTGACCGACCTGAGCTGCGACTCACTGTTAGCCGAGATGATGGTCGTTGAGCCGATGCGGGTTGTCAACATCCAGATCGTGATCCAACTGACCAACGCTGACTTGCCAATACCACGGCCAGAAGAGACAGCGTGCCGTAAGGTGTTGAAGTCGACTTTGCCTTTGTTCTCTTGTATGTGCGTGGCAATCTGCTGCAAGACCTCACGCTGCCATTTGCGTGGGCCTTTGAAATGTTCTAGCGGCGTGCCAGGCTGACCCCAAGGAAACGCGAACATCACGAACGCCAGTGGGTTGTCTTTGATCGCTGGCGCCCATAGACGCGCCATCAGTTCCTGTTCGTCTTCAGCGCTGTATATGGTCGATTGCATGTTGTACCGATGGTTCAATAATCTGGGCGTCCTCTATAGTCAAGGCCCGTTTAGTTGCCTCGGCCAGCGCGCCAGTGATGGAGATGCGCTGGTCGACCTCAACCGAGATAGCCTGCTTGGCCACCCAGCCGTGCTGGTGCTTCAAGACTTCTAACGCCATTTTGGCGTCGCCTTGGAGGGCAGCTGACCGGAGGACGTTGGCCATTTCTATCTCACCGTCAGCTTTGCCTTTTTGCGCAGCCATCTCAACAACTGGGTCAAGTTGCGTGAGTTGCCGGTATTCGGTGGGAAGCATGCCGGCGGCCAGCGCCAAGGTGTCGCCTTTGAGGCCGAGCTTGGCCGCGTCATATACCGCCTTCAAGCGCGACTCTGTTGCTTCGACCTTGCGCGGTGTAAATGGAATCGAATGGAACATGTGTTCTCCATGCAGGTTGCACGTGGCTTTATTCTACACAATAAAAAAAAATTGTTCGCGGCCCGTGCGTTTTCGCCGGCCCTTTGCCGTCGGCCCTACCCCCTCCCCTCGGATCTTTTTGCTTTTGTGCCCTGGTGCTGCGGGTCCGCGTGGCCTTGGGTCATTTGGGTCATGTTGCACCAGGTCATTTTGTCCGCGTGGCTGGCGCCAGCATGGCCGGCATGCTTTGGGTCATTTGGGTCATTTGGGTCACGGTTTTAATTTGCAAGCATGGCCATGCATGCCGGTAGATCTTGGGTCATTTGGGTCATTGTTTTTTGTGTGACCCAAATGACCCAAAGCATGGCCATGCGTGGCATGCTGGCGCGAAAGCTTTGGGTCATTTGGGTCATTTGGTCATCGTTTTAAAATTGACGCCGGACGCGGCGTGTTACGCCGTGCACGATTTTGTAGATACTAACCCTACTGGTTATATATACAGTATATAAATTATTGATGTTATCTATAAACAATGACCCAAATGACCCAAAGCATATTGCATCCCAGTATTTGCGCCGCTTCGCGCTTAGGTCATGCTGGCGCAAAACCATAACCCAAGCGCGACCCAAATGACCCAAGGTTATGCAAGTTTTGCATAGTTGCAAAATAGTTGTTGTAGTGTATATACGCTATGCTAAGATAGCGCTACTGGCACAAAAAAGCCGGTAAACACTCAACTAATCTAAGGTTCAAAATGACAAAATCTGAAATTCGCGAATTGCAATTGATCACAAAATATCGCGCTGCTGGCTTAGGTCCGGACTATGTGGCGCGCGCTATATCTTCGCTTATCCGCAGCGCTCGCAGCGCCAAAAGCGCCGAAGCGCTCCGCGCTCATGCCCTGGCATTCGGCGTGACAAATCACCCCGAATTTATCGCTTAACTAAACCGGCCGGCTAAGCGCCGGCCTTCATTCAATAAATTAAATTAAGGTAGAACAACATGAAAAAAGCATTATTAGATTTATTTGCCGTCGTCGTTATCGCAGCTGCGTTAACTGTCGGCGCGCTCGCGTATTTTGACGTCTTAACCAAATAAGGGGCAAAACATGAAAAAACCCCTAGGCTATATTTTGTATGAAGGCCCTTCAGTTATTGACGGGTCCCCGATCGTTGTCATTGTCAATAAAATCGACGGGTCCGACAATGCCAAAACCGGCGCTATGGTGCAGACGTTTATTATCCGGTCCGATATCGCGCCAGTGGCTGCGCTTCACTCTGGCGCCGATTATGCAATATGCGGCGATTGTGAGCACCGGCCAATTTTGGCCAAAAACACCGGCGCGGCGCCGTGCTATGTAAACGTCGGCCGTTCGGTCCGATCGGTTTACGAAGCATATAAGCGCGGCCGGTATGAGCGCGCCAGCGCCGACACTATCGCGCGCGCTATTTCCGGCTTGCTTTTGAGAATTGGCACATATGGGGACCCGTTCGCGGCGCCGGTTAAATATTGGCAAGCGCTTGTGCGATATGTGGCCGGTCATTCGGGTTATTCGCATGCATGGAAAAACCCTAATTTTGACCATGCAGCATGGGCGCCATTATTAATGGCAAGCGCCGATTCTATTGACGACGCGGCGCATGCTAATTTGCTGGGCATGCGGGTTTTTAGGGTTTCTATCGGCGTCGACAAGCAAGCTGGCGAGACAACATGCCCAGCAAGCGCCGAAGGTGGCAAGCGCGCGACGTGCGCGTCGTGTTTACTCTGCGCCGGTACAAGCAAGCAAGCGCGCGATATCGTGATAGCGGACCATGCAGCCGGTCACAAGCGCCGGGTTATTTCCATAGGGGTCGCAGCATGACAACACGCGAAGAGAAAATTAGAGAATTAACCGATAACGAACTACGCTGGCTTATCGGCTCGCCGGAAAATTTAGACGACGTCACACAATTTTTTGTAAGCGGCGGGTTTACGGTTTATACCGACGACGCGCTAAATGATCAATACACACGTTTAATGGGGTGACACAATGATAAAAAGCATGCGAGCAAAATTCCCCGGTTATTGCAGCCGGTCCGGCGCCCGGATAAACCCCGGTGATGACATTAAATTTGACACGATAACGCGCCGCGCTTGGTTAGAGGAACCCGGCGACACGCGGGTTATTTTCTACGGTGAGCACGGCGCCAGCGTATTTCACCGAAACCCGCGCGGCCGGTGCATCGACGCGCCGTGCTGCGGGTGTTGCACTATCTAGCACGCGACCTTATGCGGCCCTGGTGGCCGTATAGGGGCGCGCGCTGGTGCGCGCTATAACCTAAGGGTAAAGTATGAGCGAAGAACTATTGAACGCGCTGCAAGCGCTTATTTTCTATTCGGACCTTATCGCGCCGGACCTTCCGGATAACGCGCGCGCCGATAATTTTCAAATTGCATTAGATAGGGCGCGCGAAGCGCTGGATAAGGTGGCCATATGACACATTACGATAAGACCCTCATTACATTTCACCGGGGTAATGCATTTTCACCGGAGGGGATAACCCCGGCGCCGTTCGCTATTTTGACGATTAACGACCTAGTTGATAGGGGATTGATCGATTCAATTTGCGCCCTGGTGCGCGAACACGTCAATAAGGCCCACGCGGACCATTGCAACATTAAATTAAACCTTGAAGATTGGGACTGTTAAATGATCACGATAAAAATTGACACTGATAACGCGGCGTTTGAGGATAACCCCTATGAAATGGCCGAACTATTGGAAAAGCTCGCCAAAACCTGGCGCGCGCACCATGACCTACCTGAGAGCGCGCGCGACTCGAACGGTAATACCGTATGTGAAATAACCTTAAGTGAATAACATGCTAAAAATGAGACTAGGACGGACAATTTACATTGTCAACGATGACCACGCCGGCGCGGTAATGAATGAGCACGCCAAATGCACCGGTAAGCATAGGACCGTAAAAAGCAAGGGCGCCGAATTGCGCCGGTTTCCCGATTATTGGGCCGGCATGAGCACGGCCGAATACGTGGCCATGTATTACGGTTTAAACAGTACCGCGAGCCGGTTCCCTTCGGCTAAGGGCGCGCCCTATGGCACTGGGAACACCCTCACGGGTTTTTATGAGAATCTAAACACGGCGCCAGCCACCAACTACACCGAAGGGGACGTATATGAAAACGAAGGATAATTTGCATCCGCTCATGCGCGAGATAATTGCGCCATGGGCGCCCTTGACCTATTCGGACCATTATTATGTTGACCTGGGTTATCGGCACGAACGTGGCAAAGTGTCAGAGCATGAATATAAGATGGCGCTGGCGGAGGGACCCGAGGCCCGGCGCCTTATGCATAGGGGCGCCATGGAGGCCATGCAATGGTCATCTTAATTGCGCTTATACTGGGGGCGCTGCTGGTGGTTCTTTTGGACCTGTAGCGGTTGCCACTCCTTTTAGGCCCCTTCACAGGGGCCTTTTTTTATGTTGACGCCGTAGGCGGCGGCATTGTCTTACTTCACTAAACGCACGGCCATGGGCATTGGCAGATCTTCGACCATGCGGCGCAGGTCCGACTTGCTCACGCCGGCCATGTCAGGCGCGCAGAATAGGTGCTTTTTGCTTTGGAAATCACCCGACGCCACGCGGCCAAGGTCGACCCAGCCGGCCTCTTTAAGCGCATGCAATAGTGCCGGCTGGGGGACCTTCACGCCAGCGGGAGCGGCGCCAGCCACGCGGTCACACAGGGCATGGAAGGGGGACGCCACCACGCCTTTAGAAAATTCGCCCAAGCGCCCTCGCATCAGTTCCACAAGGTAACTTTCGGCCATGCTCATGCCATGCTCGACCAAGTTCAATTTGAATTCTGTCATCATAGGCGCTGCGCCAGGATTAAACGCGGACACGTCACGGGCATGCAGCCACGCGCCCACGGCGGCGAACCCGCCGGCCTTGTACCAGTCCCACATGCGCGCGGCGGCGTCAGCGGCCATGCGTGGGGCATGGGACCAAATGCACATCCACCGGCGGTCTTGAGAATCTAAACTAATCGGCACGGGGTCATTTGAGAATGCCAGCACGAACACGCGGTTGGCCATTTGGTAGGGGTGCAGGCCCTTGCGGTTAACTGTCAGCATCTCAGGGGGCGCGGCGATGATGGGCTTTAGCTTATTGGCCAAGGCTCGGCGTTCTTTTGCGTCGGGTTCCTTCAATTCATTCAAGATCAAGATTTCGGATTCGAGGGCGTAGCCAAATTGACTGCTCATTGTGTCGTTATCTAACAGGCCACGGTTTTTAAGATGGGGGCCACACACGGCCCAAATGAACGGCGCCCACATGGTGTCTTTGCCTGACCCTTGGTCGCCGCCATGCAGCACGGCGTGATTGATCTTGATCTGCGGGTATTGCAGTTTAAAGGCCATCACATTCAAGATGTGGTCCAACTCGCGCGCATCAGGCACAAGCGTTTTGCAGTGATCCATCCAAGGCCCCACGTCACCGGCGGCCACAGTTGGCCGGGCATCGCGCCAGCGGTTGCCGAATAGGTCACCATCACGGGCGACAATGACCGACTCGCCGGCGGCATACGTTATGCCGACAAGGGCCTTGGCGCCGTACTTTTGGCGGTTCTCATCGAAGCACACCGACGCCTCGACCTTGGGGTTTTTGCCGTGGATTGAATTGCACTTGATGTGACGGTACAAGGCGTTAAAGGTCTGGCGCGACACTTCGCGGCGGTCCTGCATATCAAAGTAGGACTCATCGTCTTGAATGTAGGCGAAGCGCTCATACCATTGCGCCTTCTCGACGCGGCCCAACTCTTTGCGCTCGACCTCGGCGATCACGGCGGAGGCGTCGTCGGTGAACATGTCGCTGGGTTTTAACTTCGCCAGCGCTTGGTCCATGACCATGGTGAGCAACTCTTCACGCAAACCCGGCGCGTGCTTGGGGCCGCCATTGTCCGACACCCACTTGAGAAACGCATTAGAGTCAAAGTCGACACAATGACTGTGCAGGCAACGGTAGGCACGGTTAGCGGGCATGTAGCGGCCCTCGGGGTTGCCGTCGGTATGCTCGGCCTGATTAGGGCAAATCACACCGGCCCAGCCTTCGTGATTGGGCTTGGACAGTAACGCACCATGGCCGGACAGCCACGCCATCACATCGTCAGCGCCGTCGTCTGACAAGCGGATCGGGCGCACGCCCACCGAGTCAGCGGGCGCAGGGGTCACGTTGAACGCCGTACAAATTTGCTCAAGTGTAAAGTCACGTGAAGGCTCAAACTCGACTAGCTTGGCAGCAAAGTTGTTGCGACCAGGCTTCAAGTTAATCGAGCCGGGCAAGCGGAAATTACGCACCGCGTTGACGGCGCCCTTGTCGGTATAGCCGGCCTCGGCAATGGACTTGATGGCAGCGGCAAAGTCGGCCTTAGTTGGCTGCTCTGAGAAAGCATAGCCCCATTGAAAAGAACCTGGGGAAGTCTCAATTTTCCATGTTGGCGCTAGAGGCGGGATGTTAGGGGCTTTCTCAGGGTCGCCCACGTCATCCAACACCATCACAAGCACATATTCGCAGCATGAAATACTTGCGCTTGGGTGGCCGTCTTTAAAGCGGTCAATGATGAAGCTGGCGGTGTTGCCATAGATTGCCCAGTCGGGTTTTGTGCGCGCGGTGGGGAGCATTGCCGGCCAAGTGCATTTGATTGCGCCATCAAGGAAAAATTGCAGTTCTTTGCCAATAGGTTTCTGACGCACAATCAGCGCCGTCTCACCCTCGGGAGCCAAGGAAATTAAAAATTCAAGAAAGTTCATTTGCCATACCTTTTCATAGTTTCAACTTCAGCGTTCAAGGGTAGACCATCTGCCCACTCTGGCGCTGTACACATCACACGTTTTAGATTTTGTTCTGCATCAGGATCAGAAGTCTCAAGCACAATTTCGTCATGCACATGAAGCACAACGTCATCGAGTTGGCGCAGGGCGTGGCGAAGCAAATCGTTGGCCACGGCCTGAGTCACATTTTCACATGCCAAGCCTTTCCAAAGGCGGGCGCGTGGCCATTCTTTTGCATCTTGCGCCGGCTTCCATGCCGCCTTGGCATAACTGACGCCCTCGGGTTCTAATTTGGCATAGGGGTAACACAAAATCCGGCCAGAGGGTAGGGCATACCATAGGTGCAAGCCGTCGTACAAATATGTTATACGGCCAGCCTTAAACTCACGCCCCTTGTTTCTCATTGCTCGGGTGTAGGACTCCTCAAGCGCCGACCAATAAGGTACGCTCCAAGGATTAGCACGCCGCCAGCCATCAACCATGCGTTTGGCAACTGGCTCAGGAAGACTGATCCCATAAGCCCGACCCATAGCAGCAAAAGCGCCCACGCCGCCAGCAAATCCGCAGGCAAGTTCTTGAACTTTTCCAATCTGACGTTGATCTTTGGTGACGTCTGCCACGCGAACGTTAAATGTTGCGGCCGCGTTGACTTTGTAAACGTCTTCGCCCGTTCTAAAAAGCTCAAGTTTGTTGTCCCCACGGCCAGACAGCCACGGGTTAACGCGCGCTTCGATGGCTGCCCAGTCTGCGACGACAAAGTGCTTGCCTGTTGCAGGGATGAGCGCTGGCCTAAGCATTCCTTTAAGTACATCGGTAACGCGCTTTCCATACCGAGGCACGATTGCGTGTCCCCTAACCATGGCTTGTCTGACGGCCTCTGGTTCATCAGCGCACTTGCGGGTGAAGTTGTGGACTTGCGCGCCGTAGGATGATGCTCGGCCTGTTGCTGAGCCGCCAGCAAATACGAACGCTCCGCGTACCCTCTGATCCTCTTCATCCGCCAGACAGGAGAGTCGATTGAACTTTGCCACAGAGGACGCCCAGAGGTCGTCGGCGCATTGGATAACTTCTTGGACATCTGGTGGTATTCCTTCGCAATTTAAAAGGTTGGCTCGGACTGTCTTGTCAATGGAATATTTGCCATCTTTTTCCATCAACTTCTTGGCTTCATCACCCACGCGCTCAAGCACCCACTCACGCATGCGTGGCGACCGGACGCTGGTGATTACGCCGCCGGTGACTTCTTTGACGATCTGTTCGATCTCAATCAGTTCATCGGAGGCAAACTTGACTGCTGCTTGGCACAGCGGCACATCGACCAACACGCCGCGATCATTGATCTGCTCGTTGACGTGATAGTCTTCTAACTCTTCGGCTGACAAGTCGCGCATAGCCTTGCTGATCGCACGCATAGCCCTGACGTCTTGCTCACAATACTGGATCATCTCTTGCCTGAGTTCTGGCGAGTCTTTGAACGGCGGCACGCACATCAAGCGGATCAGTTGCGCGCCTCTGTGGTCTTTCTTCATGGACGCGCCAGCAAAGCGGCCAACGTCCTCCAGACTGCCAGGCGCGCAGTTGGCGCGGGCTTGTGTTGCAGTGCAATAAAATTGTGTTAAATCAAAATTTATTTGTAAAACGTACCAAAAGATCAAGCGCTCGAACGCCGCGTTGTGCGCTCTGATCTGGCCGGTGTAGTTGCGAACGCGCTCGGGGAAGGGCTGGGAAGGCACCCACGTCACCACGTCCTCATCGTCAAACGCATACGACAACATTAAGACCTCAGTCGTGCTATCTTGCGCGTAGTTGTACACGCCTTTGGCGCGTAGGTCGCAGGTACTGCGCGTCTCGAAATCTAACCAAAGCATTGGCATCTCCTTTCCAAAGCCCCCTGTCACAGGGCTTCAGAAAGTTAGACGCTACGGCGGCGGCGTGCTGGTGCAGCAGGAGCCTCTTCGGCCACTGGTGCAGGCGCCTCGCCATCCATGCTCACCCACTCGACAAGTTCAAACACTGGCGTGTAAATCTTGCCGTAGGACTTGTGCGCGTAGTGATCTTTCTTCAGACGAACGACTGGCACTGGCTTGCTTTGGTCTTTCTCGACTTGCTCAGCCAAAGCAACGGCCAAGGTTTGTACTGCGCGCTTGCCGCCCACTGACGTGGTGGTGAAGCGTGCTTCCATTCCCTTGTCTTCGCCGCTGATGCACTTCAGAGACATACCAACTTGAGTTTCCCAACCTTTTTTGGCTGAAGGCGGTGCCTCATCCAATTCAGGCAGTGGGTTACTGACGCTGGTCATCTTTTCACCCAACACTTCACCATCGCCCCAAGCTATAAAGCCGTGGACAAAAGAGAAAGGATTGACAGCCCAAACAGCGTCGTCTTCGACTTCGGTTTGATCTGCACCAAAGACCCAGTGGCCAGTCTTGTCCATCTTGAGGATGACAACACCGGCTGGGCCGACTTCGGCTTGGATCGAACGCAAAGCGCTAGACAAGGTTGAAACGGCGGGGAGATTTGCTTGAGAGAAGGTTACTAGACTAGACATGATTTTCCTTTACTGGAGTTTAGAAAGGGCAGCAGATAACTGTTTGCCCAAGAGCATCACTTCGGGGCGCGGGTCATCCGCGCTTGCCAAAGTATTACCTGACGAGATGGCGACCACGAGGTCTTCTGGTAGGCCGAGCTTGCGTTTCTTCAACGCCTTCTCGGCCTTCGCAGGGGAGACGACAGAAGTCTCCATCACTTCAGATTCTGTGAGGCCGTATGCGAAGAGGGCGACCTTGGCCTTCTCCTCATCCGTCCATGACCTGATGGCACGCTTGGCCACCAGTTTGTATTCGGGCAACTTGGCGCCAGACTCAAGCATCTGCAAGGCCAGTGAGCGCAAGTCTTTGATCCAGTCCTCAAGCATGTCTGCGTTCTTTAAGAACACGCTAATCTGCTCGGCAGGCAGGGCTTCAATCTGCACCTTTAATGCGCGGTCGGCAGCGCCGGTCATCTTAGGGCAGATTGGCTTAGCGGCGCACCAACGGCAGTGGTCACCAACGGCCAACTTGGCGTCAGGCTTCTCAGCCTGCTTAACGGCCTGCACCAACTGCAATTCAAACTCTGCAATGCGCTCAGGCGTTGTCACCCAACGGCGAATCTCAGGCGGCTGAACAATGACCATTTCAATCTCAGTTACGCCATCAAACGCCCACTGCGCCTCGGGGGTACGCATGGCAGCGGCGGCGTAGAACATCAACTGTGGGTTCTCTTCCACCTCGACCATGACACCATCACCGAATTTCCAATCAAGAACAACGGCGCGATTACCAAGCCGGCCAATAAGATCAGTGGAACCAAACACGCCAGGAAGCAGATCACCAAAGCCAACTCTAGTTTCTGCTTCAATTTCCATAATACGTTTTGAATCGATAGCATCTAACGCCTCCAATGCCGGTTTGATTTTGTTGTCGATTAACTCTTGCGTGAGAATTTGATCTTCATAGCGTGTGCCAAGGTAATGCTCAGGGGCTTCGTCGCCCATGATAAGTTCGGCCATGACGTTGTGTAGAAGTGTGCCTTCGTCAGCGTATTTGTTAGATGGCTTGGGCGGCATCTTCTGCACTAGCGCCACACTGCCTGGGCAGTTGATGACGCGCTTGGCGGTAGAGCCGCCTACGATGTTACTATGATTCATACTTTACCCCCTGCTTTGATTGCGACGCGTTCTAATGAATCCCCATAATTCATTCCCAATGCTTTGTCTATCAAAACCAAGGATTCGTCAATGATTGTCCCAAATGTACCTTCGTGTACTTTTCTAAGAATTCTTAAAGTTTCCTTAGCGTCTTCTAGCGCCTCAATATCCGCGCTGTTAACTTCGTACAACAAATCAATGTCGGCTTGAATAGGGTTAGCCTTTGGTTTGAGCGGCTGTATGCGGTCAAACATTTGTTTTCCAAGGTCGTAAAAATCCTTGTTTTTTCCTGTGCTGTTGTCTTTCACTGTACTCTCCTTTAGTTGATTGAAATTGAATATTAGCACAGAAATAATTGTTGTGCAAATCTTTTTTACATGTATACTTTGCGGCATGCGTGAAAAAGAAATTGAAATTTATTTTGACTGGGCGGTGCAACGCATCGGCGGCAGGACTTGGAAGTTTACTTCGCCTGGACGCAAAGGTGTAGCAGATCGCATTGCGTGTTTACCCGATGGCCAGACATGGTTTGTCGAATTAAAGACCAAAGGCGGCAGACTGTCTGCGCTCCAGCAATTGTTTGAAACCGACATGATGCTGTTGCGTCAGAACTACGCATGTTTATGGACTAAGGAACAAGTTGATGAGTGGATTAAAAGTATTAGTGGCGTGTGAGTACAGCGGTCGTGTACGCGACGCGTTCATACGGGGGGGGGTGTGAGGCTATGAGCTGTGACTTGCTACCTACGGACGCGCCTGGGCCTCACTATCAAGGTGATGTGCGCGATGTCTTAGATTACCCATGGGATTTAATGATTGCCCACCCACCTTGCACGGATTTATCGGTGTCCGGCGCAGCTTGGTTTGCAAAGAAGCGCGCCGTAGGGGCGCAACAAGCCAGCGCGTCTTTTTTCATGTTGTTGGCAAAATCAGACATCCCCCGCATTGCTATTGAAAACCCTGTTTGTGTCATGTCATCCCTTTGGCGCAAGCCAGATCAAGTTATTCAGCCTTGGATGTTTGGTCATATGGAACAAAAGGCTACTTGCCTCTGGCTCAAAGGCATACCGCCGTTGACGCCCACAAACAATGTCAAAGAACAAATGATGCAACTGCCAAAAAATCAACGCGAGCGCCTGCACTATTTACCCCCTTCTGAAGATCGTTGGAAGTTGCGTTCGGAAACCTATCAAGGCATCGCCGACGCGATGGCAGCGCAATGGAGTTAAGACCTTACCAAAACACAGCCGCTGACTTTCTCTACGAACATGACCGCGCCATGATCTTGGCGCCAGTGGGTGCGGGTAAGACCGCCATCACGCTGACGGCCATGTCCGCTATGTTGGCTGACGGTCACGTCAAACGCTTTCTGGTGTTGGCGCCCAAGCGCGTCTGCACTGACGTGTGGCCAATTGAGGGTGACAAATGGGCGCCGCAATGGGGCGTCTCGGTTGCGGTAGGTTCCCCTGCATACCGTAAAGACATATTAGATAGCACTGAGCCAATAGTTGTCACCAACTACGACAACTTGCAGTGGCTGGCCGAGCAAACGTTGAACTTTGACGGCATTGTGTTTGACGAACTGACACGCCTTAAAAACCCCAGCGGCGCACGCTTTAAAGCCCTTGACAAAGTCATTGGCAGTATTGGCGTACGCTGGGGCTTGACTGGCTCATTCACCAGCAACGGTTTGGAAGACGTCTTTGGCCAGTGCAAGATCGTTGACCAGTCCCTGCTTGGCCGTTCCAAGGGCGCGTTCATGCAGCAGTATTTTGTGCTGATCAATAAGGAGTTTGGCGAATGGTCGCCCCGCGTCGGCTCGCTTGAGAAGGTAATGAACGTGATCAAGCCTGCCACATTTGTCTTGGAGGCAGGTGAGTATAAAGACAAGTTGCCGCCTTTGCATACCGTCGAGGTCAAGTGCGACATGGATCTGACGCCTTACAACAAGATGAAAAAAGACTTTGTGCTAGACGGCATCACGGCAGTCAACGCGGCTGTGGTCACGGGCAAGTTGCAACAACTGGCGTCAGGGTTTGTGTACGACACGACCACCACGCCGTCTGAGTCGCCTGGCAAGTTTAAATCGACCCAGCGCCCGATCTGGTACGGCCTGCACAAGTTTGAACGCCTTGAAGAATTACTAGACGAGAACCAGCATGCCAACACCATCATTGTGTACAACTACCAAGAAGAACTTGCCGAACTCACAAGGCGCTTCGGACGTCTGCAAACCCTTGACAGCCCAGACGCCATCGAGCGATGGAATGCTGGAAAGATCAGGCTATTGGCCGTCCATCCGAAGTCAGCAGGCCACGGCCTCAACCTCCAACACGGCGGCTGTCACATGGTGTTTTTGTCACTGCCGTGGAGTCTGGAACTATACGAGCAGACCATTGGCCGTCTGCACCGCAGCGGGCAGAAACACCCTGTGTGGTGCTATGTGATGCTGACCAACAAAACGGTCGATGAAAAAATCTGGGCGGCCTTGCATGACAAGCGCGCCATCTCTGACATTGCAATGGAGGAACTTAAATGATTCACACCGACGAAGACGACGAGTTTGATCGCATAGCGCGTGAAAACACCATGAAGGGCCAGCCCTACCATTGGAAAGCCATGGAGGTGGTGATCTACACCAAGCGCCTATGCCCCAATTGCACGGAAGTCAAACAGCTTTTGCGGGCTAACAACATCAACTATGTCGAGATGGACATGGAGACTAGCCCTGACTTGCCCCACATTTTTATCAATGGCAAGCGCGTCGAT